GACAACCTCGCACAAGAGGATGTATCAGCCTTTGATGCCTTGGTATCTACAGGTAACTCACGTGCAATCAAGCTTGCTGTAGCAGGACTGAAGGCACAGTATGACAACACTAATGGATACGAAGGTCGGATGCTTTCTGGTAAAGCAGCAGCTACAACCGGTGATGTATTCCGTAGTCAGGCAGAAGTCGTAGCAGCAATGGGTGATCCACGCTACGACAAAGATCCTGCTTATCGACAAGATGTCTTTGAGAAACTCGATCGATCAAATATTAATTTCTAATGACCACTATTACTGAAGACGGTAACCGTCAAAACATTTACGCAATCGAACCACAAATGTATACCATGGATGTAACTGAAACTCACAACGAAAAAGCAGAGAAGCTTAATGGACGCGTCGCAATGATGGGTGTCATCGCTGCTCTCGGTGCCTACGCAGTCACGGGACAGATTATCCCTGGTGTGTGGTGATCGGTGTCGCAGCTCCTTTGTTCTTGCTTGCTAGCTACTACGGTCCTGGCTTCCACGGGAACCTCACAGCTTCTGGAAGTGTCTTTAATCAACAGGCGTCTACAGCTGCTCACAAATCACTTCCATTCGGGACTAAACTTCGCGTTTGTTATCGAACTTGTGAGGTGGTAACGATCACTGATCGTGGTCCCTTTGTTGGTGGACGTGACCTGGACCTTAGCCTAGGTACAGCACAAAGAATCGGTCTCATCCATCGTGGTGTAGACCGAGTAAAGGTTACACAAATTAAATAGACTGAAGGTGTAGAGAGGGTTCGACTCCCTCTCCAGTCATTGCCTGTCCTGGCTTTAAACGGATCTTACTTACTTGTCTCAAGAAAACTTATGTCTTATTTAAATGTCTACAACTTCAATCTCTTTACAAGGGAAGCGTTCCTCATGGGATGACTTCTGTTCATGGGTCACCTCTACCAATAACCGTTTGTACGTTGGTTGGTTTGGTGTCTTGATGATTCCTACGTTGCTTGCTGCAACCACTTGTTTCATCGTCGCGTTTATCGCCGCGCCTCCTGTTGATATCGATGGTATTCGTGAACCAGTAGCAGGATCTCTGCTTTGGGGTAACAACATTATTAGTGGTGCTGTGGTGCCTAGTAGCAATGCCATTGGTCTACACCTCTATCCAATTTGGGAAGCTGCCTCACTAGATGAGTGGCTTTACAACGGCGGACCATATCAACTTGTGGTCTTCCACTTTCTCATTGGCGTCTTCAGTTACATGGGTCGTGAATGGGAACTCTCTTATCGTTTAGGAATGCGTCCATGGATCTTCGTCGCTTACAGCGCACCAGTGGCAGCAGCTACTGCGGTCTTCTTGGTCTATCCGTTTGGGCAGGGTTCGTTCTCGGATGGTATGCCCCTTGGTATTTCAGGGACCTTCAACTATATGTTCGTGTTTCAAGCGGAGCACAATATTCTCATGCATCCTTTCCATATGCTGGGAGTAGCGGGTGTCTTTGGTGGTGCCCTGTTCTCAGCAATGCATGGATCCCTAGTGACTTCTAGTTTGATCCGTGAAACTACTGAACAAGTCAGTCTAAACCAAGGTTATAAGTTTGGCCAAGAGGAAGAAACTTACAACATCGTAGCCGCTCATGGTTACTTCGGCCGTCTCATCTTTCAATATGCTTCGTTCAATAACAGCCGTAGTCTTCACTTCTTTCTTGCCGCCTGGCCAGTCATCGGTATCTGGTTTGCCGCTCTCGGCGTCTCCACCATGGCGTTCAACCTCAACGGATTCAACTTCAATCAATCAATCGTCACCCGAGATGGCCACGTGGTTAATACGTGGGCAGACATTCTGAACCGTGCCGGTCTTGGTATGGAAGTCATGCATGAACGTAATGCTCACAACTTCCCACTCGATTTGGCTACACACAAAGCACCTCTTATTGGATAAATGACACACGAGAAGCTGGTGGCGGGTACGTCGTCACCCACTAGATACACAAAGATAATCAGGAACCCTGGTGCTGGTACTAAATACAACCGTACCTATCAGGAGACTGATTACGTTTCACGTTATACAAAACTTGTCGCTGGTGGGAAAGACTACGTGCCACCGGCTCCTCCTTCTGAACCCTTAGCTGTTGCTGAGGGTAAAGGAGCTAACTGGGTAGGTAGTAATGTCTATGAAATTGGACAGACTGTCGAAGCTAGAACTGCAGAATATGTAGGAGGTGTTGAGCCAGTAATCTACAGATACCGTTTCCAAACAAAAGCAAAAGGTACTGATAGTTGGACCAACAAACCGTGGACTAACACAACCAATGCAAAGAACCCTATCTTCTATACCATTGAAGATACAGGACAGGTCAAGTTCCAATCCCAAGCACGTGATGGCTCTGACCCTGTTGTTCAGTTAAACAGTGTTACTGGTGTTAAAACTATTGTTGATCCTTCAGCACTAGTAGTAAGTACACCTGTAGTTACTGGTGAACCTATGGTTGGTAAGACACTGACCTGCTCTGAACCTACTGTCAGTGGTGGTGTTGGACCTTATCAGTTTGACTACTTCTGGGTAGATGATTCCAACGTCATCGTTTGGGAAAATTCTTATATGGGTAACACCACTACTGTTGTTGCTTACGACATTGGTAAGATGATGAAGTGCATGGTACAAGTTACTGATAAAGGTTACGCTAAAGGTGAGTCAGTAACGGTCGTTTCTAATTCAGTAGGACCTATCACTGAGCCTCAGATTGGTAACGTAACTGCAACAGTTGATGGTGACACATATGACCCAATGGGTGATCCAATCAACACCCTTAACGGAACAGAGCATGTGCTCCTAGTACAGAATGATGGTGATCCTGTTGACGCTGTGAACTGGGATTTAAGGCAAGGTCAAGCACGACTATCACCTACTGGAAACAGCTGCATTGTTAACATTCAATCAGCACCACCTGCAGGTATACAAATCCAATGTGACTTAATTCAATCAGGCAAAGCTGAGACACTCAGATTCGCATTCTATGTCACTGAATAACTAACTAATTAATTATGGCTTACGACGGACTTACAGTTGAATACTATGTTGGCACTACTGGTGACCAACTCTTTATCCCTGGTAACACCCAGGCTCCCGTGAACTCTCACGACAATCCAGACAATGGTACTAAGGCTCAGCGTAAAGCTAGCAATGTAATCGTATCACCTGATGCTGTAGAGGCAGTAGCTGCATAATGAAAATGCCTGCCTTTTATTTGGTGGCAGGTGTTATCTCCATCCAATGCTTGATTGGTGCGGGTGTTTTATACGGATGTTTTAGAACAGATAAATGTGACGGCTCTAATGTAGCTGAACTCTTTACATTTATTACCGCACAATCATTTGCATTATACGCTGCAGAATCACAGAAACAATGATTAACCTTAGAGATGCCGCAGAGTTCTATCGCGGCGAACCACAACAGAATGAAGCTTGGGAGTACCTACAAGGTGCAACACCCAAGTCTGTACTCCTCCAATTTCAGGTCCTGTACCGTGAGAAACGAGAGGTTGAACAGTATGTATCCAAGACACAGTTAGCAGCTGTCTGGGTCTGTTCTGAGAGCCTTATAGAGGACTATGAGGTAGATGAACTAAACGCATGTCTTAAACGTTTCAACATTACAACCACTTCTAGGATCCGACACTTCCTTGCACAGACAGGACATGAGTCTGGTGGAGGTAAGTGGAAGAAAGAACTTAGTGATGGTTGGTACTTGGAAGGTCGGACTGACATCGGGAATACACAGTCTGGAGACGGACCGAAATACAAAGGTGCTGGTTACATCCAGCTAACTGGTAGGTATAATTACCAGAAGTTTGCTGACTACATTGATGATCAACGAGTGATGGAAGGTGTTGACTATGTCTCACAGAAATATCCATTCACCTCAGCTGGTTATTGGTGGGAAAGTAATGGCATGAACTCTCTATGTGATAGTGATCCTTCAGTGGAACAAGTAACACTTAGAGTTAATGGTGGCTACAATGGACTTGAAGATCGTAAAGCCTACTACGGTAGAGCTGAATGCTATATCAAATAATCTCCGTACGTTTATCCTTCGGGACGCATGACGGCTAGGTATGAAACGGGACCTAGTCAATAGGAGATTATCCAATGTCTTATCAAGTCAAGCTTACCTATCGTGGCAACACCTACACAAAGACTGTAACTAAGTAAGGCTTACAGGGAGGTTCAAGTCCTCCCGTTACTATTTGGCACTGGCCCTTACGAGGATAACCTTTGCCGAACCATGGTTTGGAAAGACCTTATTTTCCACGGCTACAAATACACATCGATGTGAGAGTTCATATTTAAATTTATTCATTAACAATGGCACTTACACAAACTGATCCATATCCCGGCGTAGCACCTAACGCCAACCTTACCGCTACAGGTAACCTCAATAAGTCTCCCGGTCTTGGTCTCTCCCAAGGCGGAACTGACTACGATGCTAAGTACGCCACGTACTTAAAATTGTTCAGTGGAGAGATGATTAAGGCGTACACTAGTGCCTGTATCGCTAAGGGTACTGTGCAATCTCGCTCTCTCCGTAATGGTAAGAGCCTTCAGTTCATCTACACCGGTCGCATGACTGCTGATTATCATCAGCCTGGCACGCCGATCCTCGGTGGAGGTGATCCTCCGGTGGCTGAGAAGACCATCATCATGGATGACCTTCTGGTCTCCTCTGCATTCTTGTACGATCTCGACGAAACCCTGGCTCACTATAGCCTGAGGTCTGAGATCTCTGCCAAGATCGGACACGCTCTGGCTGAGGCATACGATAAGAAGATCTTCCGTATCATTGCTAAGTCTGCTCGTCAGGCTCATCCCATCACTGCATCTCCTGGTCCTGAACCCGGTGGTTCTGTGATCAAGCTGGGTGCTGGTAATGAGTTCAACGCTCAGGCTCTCGTGGATAGCTTCTTTGAAGCCGCCGCGATCTTGGATGAGAAGAATGTCCCGACCTCTGGTCGCTCGGCTGTCCTCTCTCCTCGTCAGTACTACGCACTGATCTCTCAGGTTGACACCAACATCCTTAACCGTGACTATGGTTCCTCACAAGGTAACATGAACTCCGGTGAAGGTCTGTATGAAATCGCTGGTATCTCTATCAAGCGCTCCAACAACCTGCCTTTCATGGCTGGTACTGTTGCTCGTGTTGATGGTGAGAACAACGATTACTCCGGTGACTTCTCTGCTCACTGTGGTCTCATCTATCAGCGCGACGCTGCTGCTGTTGTCGAAGGCATTGGTCCCTCCGTCCAGACCACTGGTGGTGACGTGAAGGCAATGTACCAAGGTGACATGATTATCGGTCGCCTCGCTATGGGTGCTGACTGGCTGAACCCTGCTGCTGCTATTGAACTGCAGGCAGCTTGATAGGAGTCTGACACATGGCTACTAATATTGATGCTGGTGTCGGACAACATGCAACTATTACTAATCCAACAGGGTTGGCAGGTTCTGTAACTCAGAACCCGCTGACTCCTGTTCAGTATGGTAATAACTCTGCTAAGTCTGCATACACCACGGTCACATCTGGTGACCCTCTCGTCCCTGAACTTGCACTTGGTGCTGCCGCCACTATTACTGGTGTTGGTACTG